AACGTGGCAGCCGCTACGAGCACGGGATCAGAAACCTATCTGAGGTAAAAGCCCTGGCAAAAGGCCTAGGCGTAACCATGAAGCTTTACTCAACTTTGACTGCAATGGAGCGGGATAACCCTGGACTTTCTGGCGGCTCAGAAGCTGCCTACATGGAAGCCGGGAACTTGGCAATTGGCCTCGAGCCTGGTGCTTTAGGCAGAGCTGGCAAGCCAAAAACTGAGTTCGGTACTTACATAAGTATGCTGCACGAGGTGTCTCACGCAATAACGTCTCGGTCGTTAGACCAAGGCAGGCGCAGGCTAAACACCAGGGCCATAAACCCAATAACTGGCGAACCTGATTTCTATGCAGACAGTAGTCTCGAGCATGTGGTCCTAAATGTACTCAAAAAGAATTCTACTGAAAACAGGAAGATCCTGTCGGAGCTCATTTATATCCAGGACAAAGTAGAACTTCGGGACGGCCAGACAGGCGAGGGCGAGTCAGTTCGTACTTTTGCGCAGCACTCTAGTCGGATGAAAGAATTCAAAAGGCGCTGGGCACGAGACGGCAATAAAGACTTTTTCCTGATCTTTGCATCAAACCTGGCCAGCCTCAAAGATCAGGAAAACTACACACGTAGCCTGGCCGAGATAACTGTCGATCCGATCATACTTTACCTACATGATCCTAAGCGCATGAAGCAGATTGCCCCAGCCACCGCCAAGATGGTGTCAGATATGTTTGCAAAAGCAGGCAACCCCACAATACAATTGTATAACCACCCAGTGGCGATGGCCCTGGCGGTCATCATGGCGGGATTTGCTGCTAGTATGGGAGCCGAAGAGGATGAGGCAATGGGACCGGGTGCACTGTCACCGCCGCCTGGCGCTTTATCAGCATAAATAAAACATGGGCCCCCTAGTGGGGCCCTAGTCAATTAAGGAAGCAAAATGAATACAAACGTATTTGACCTGGTGTCCATCATAGAAAAAATCGAGGCAGTAAAGTATTCGCACCTCAGTGCTATGTCCAAGGACGCTATATACCAAGAGATGATCAATTCGCTGCCGCCTGAGATGTTCTGCGGGCCGTGTCTGAACACACTCGCAATTGTCAAAATTGAACTAGGAGCATTGCTGAATGGGAGCACCAAAAAGCCCACGTCCGAAAGCACCGAAAAAGGACCTGACCTATCCCCTAAAGGCGCGGATGGGAAAAGAGAATTACTTCTCAAAGATGATGCAGACCGAGGAAGGCCGCGCCCTAAGAAAGCAGTGGTCAAGCAAGCCCAAAAAAAACGCAGGGCGGCCCCAGGGGACGCCTGATGGTTATACTTTGGAAATGATCACACCGATCAGAAACCAGGCGAAAGCAGATGCTGAAAGGATCGTGAAGATTATGGCCTCAGATAACGAAATAGATGATGTGTATGCAATTGAGGCACTAAAGGCTGCCGTCGAGATCATGCGCGAACCAGGTCAAAATCGAGATAGATTGACCGCCGCCAAAATGGTGCTCGACTTTACGAAAATCAAACCAGTTGCCAAAAGTGAAATAGTAGTCGGAAAAGCCGAAGCATTTCTGGAGTCGCTTTTGATAGCAGACCCAGAAGAAGAGCAAACCGATGATGGACCAGAAACTTAAAGCTGTACGAAAAAAGCTTTATAATGACTTTGACTTCTACAGTAAATCAGCACTGAAAATCAGAACCAAGGATGGCAGCATAGCCGCCCTGGATCTGAAGCCGGCCCAGCGCATCCTCCAGGATGCCGTTGACAAACAAATGGCTGCCGAGGGCAAGGTAAGGATCATAATTCTGAAGGCGCGCCAGCAGGGGCTATCAACATATGTTGGCGGCTACCTGTATTTCAACGTGAGCCAGCATAAAGCATGCAAAGCGATGGTGGTGACACACCACAGCGATAGTACCAGGGCGCTCTTTGATATGACGAAGAGGTTCCACGATAATTGCCCAGATTTACTAAAGCCACACACAAAATACTCCAGCAGGCGTGAGCTTACATTTGATGTGCTCGACTCCAGCTACGTGGTCGCTACGGCTGGCGGTGAGTCCATCGGACGCGGCGAGACTTTGACCCACGTACATGCCTCAGAGCTTGCCTTCTGGCAAAAGTCTACTGCCCTGGAAAACTGGAATGGGATGACCCAGGCGGTCCCAAACAAACCAGGCACAGCAATATTTATCGAAAGCACTGCTAATGGCGTGAGTGGCCCCTTTTATGACCTATGGAAAGGTGCTGTTGCCGGCACCAATGGATACGTGCCGGTGTTTATTCCTTGGTATGTGGATCCTGAGTACCGGGAGCCTGTGCCTGATAATTTTGAACGTACACCACAGGAAGAAGCCCAGGTTAAAAAGTACGGACTGGACAATGAACAGCTAATGTTCCGCCGCCGAAAGATCGCGCAGAATGGCATTGATCTTACATCGCAAGAGTACCCAGCGGAGCCAGAAGAGGCCTTCCTGACAACAGGGCGCCCAGTGTTCAACCCCGAGGCCTTGCAGGCGCGTATGGGGCACACTGAGGACCTACATCAGCGCCTTGCTTTAGAGGGTGTGGAATGGCTCGAGAACCTACGTGGTGAGCTCACGATCTACCGCCCCATTGCACCTGGAGAACAATACACAATTGGTGCTGATGTCGCCATGGGAGTGCGCGGGGGGGATTACTCGGTTGCGCAGGTCCTCGACAGTAAAAAGCGCCAAGTTGCAACATACCGCGCCCAGGTCCACCCAGATTATTTTGCGAAAGTACTCTACCACCTCGGGGAGCTTTTTAACTTTGCTTTCATCATCGTAGAGAACAATTCGCATGGTATTCTAACCTGTACCAGGCTCGGCAAGGATATGGCGTACCCGAATTTCTACACAGAGATTTCTGTAGATAAACTGACCGAAAAAGAGACATTAAAACTCGGCTTCACAACTACATCAAAAACCAAGCCACTTATCATTGATGAGCTCAGGGCTGCCGTCCGTGAGGATACTATCGAACTGAATGATAAAACTACTATTCGAGAGATGCTTACGTACATTGTAACACAGTCTGGCGGGATGGAAGCTGAAGCATCGTGCTTTGATGATTGTGTCATGTCTTTAGCATTAGCAAACCACATCCATGAAGGATCGTGGGATCCTATCCCCGCAACTGACGAATATTATATTGAGATGGTCTAAAAAATGAAATCAGAAGAATACAAAAAACTTGATGATGATGAGATTGTCTCGATCGTGGACACCAACCTTAGACGTTCGATTGGCTACTACGATAGTGAGCTTTCATCAGAACGCCGAAAGGTGATGCGGTACTACAATGCTGAACTCCCCAGGCCGCAGCACGATGGCAACTCGAAATTTGTAAGTCAGGACGTTTATGACAGTGTTGAGGCGCTCAAGGCAGCGCTGTTGGAGACCTTTTCAACCGGCAACAAGACCATGAAATTTGCACCGCAAAACATGGACGACGTTGATATGGCCCAGATCTGCACGGAATACACAGATTACGTCATGCACCGTCAGAATAACTTATTTTCTACTATGAATACGGTGATCCACGATGGCCTGGTAGCGCGTGTGGGCATAGCCAAAGTATATTGGTGTCTGCAAGACGAAAGCACCTTGGAGCCTGTCGAAGGCCTAACCGAGGAAGAGCTCGATGCCCTGCTGGCTGAGGAGAATGTCGAGATCGAACAGCTAACCGAAGATGAATTCGGGCTGTTTAGTGGAGAGCTGCGCGTCACACAGGATACTTCCCAGGTAAAAATCGAGGCAGTGGCTCCCGAAGAATTTCTAATAGAGCCGCAATGTAAATCATTGGATACATCTGCCTTCTGTGCACACAGGACAAAGAAGACAATCGCAGAGCTGATAGAAATGGGCTACGATGAAGACCTGGTGAACGATATCTCAGACAGCGAAGACGCCGATTTTGACGGTGATCCTGAGATCCTCACACGCTTTAATGACATTGGTTCTGACACCGCATTCAACAGTAAAGGCTATCAGCGCCAAACGCGCCAGGTCACTGTGGTAGAATGCTATATTGAGCTAGATGTTGATGCAACGGGAACTGTAGATCTCTACCGCATCGTGAAGGCGTCGAACGTCCTCCTGGAAAAGGAAATAGTAAACCGGCGGCCTTTTGTTGCCTTTTGCCCGCTACCGATCCCACACGCTTTCCACGGTAACAATTTCGCAGGCAAGCTACTGGCAATCCAGAACGCGCGAACAGTTTTGACACGCAGTATCCTGGATCACGCCCAGGTCACCAATAACCCACGCTTCACCGT